AGGTCGAGGACGCGTTCCCAGTCGCCGCCGCAGATTCCGTAGGCGCAGGCGCGGGCGACGAGACGTTCGTAGTCCTTCCACCGGTTCCGCGCATCTGCGAGGCCAGCTTCGAGAGTTCGTCCATTTTTCGGATCACTGGAGCGAGCCTTGCGGCGATGACGGGATCCTTTTGGCCGAGCGTCATCGCTCTGCGAAAATTTTCATTGATGCAGTATTCGGCCAATTCTCCAAAGCTCTCGTCGGTGAGGGAATTCACCCAATCAACTTCCTGGTCGGCACAAAGGGCGACTAGTTCGGGGGTCTGATCTTTCGAGGCGTATTCAACAAACTCATACACCTGCCGGATTGTCAGCCGCTTGATCGTAACAAGGGCGTCCTTTCCGCTTTGGAACTTTAGAATGAAGTTCTTTCCATTGACTAACGTTTCGCTGGGCATGTCGGTTCGGGTTCTGCGGTTTCGGGTTCATTCGGGTTCTGCCACTAACAAAAAGGGGCTGCCGAAAAACGAGCAGCCCCCCGTAAAATTGCGCTGCCAGCCTTACGACGTGGCGTTCGGCGTAAACGAGATGCCGGCAGGATCGGTTGAGAAAAACACGATCGTGGTCTTCGCGAAGTCGCCGCCACCGAACTTCGTGGTGCCAGACTTCACGGTAACCGAGCACTTGAACGAGCGCGACTTGAGACGCACTGAAGTACCCGCGGGGTCATCTTGGTCCATGATCCAAATCACCGCCGTGCCGAACTTATGGTTAGCGGTGAAGCTGCCGAAGTTCGTGAGCACGTCGTCGATTTCCTCGATGTCGACAACCTCGAATTTCTCTTCCGCGTCCTTGATGCACTGGCGATCAGCGCGGAGAACGACGTCGGTACCTGGAACATGTCGTTCGACCGTGGTCTGCTTATAGATGAAGTCGCCCGCTTTGCCGGCGACGTTGAAAGCGGTTCCAGAGCTCGGCGTGAACACGACGATGACTTTGGAACCGAAGATTGTTTTGAGAGGATCGAACGGTGCGGTCGGAAGTACGAGCGTCATGACGGATTCGGTTCGGGTTTCGGTTCAGGTTTCTAGGCGCAGCATCGAAGCCGTGTCCGCGCGGTCAAAAAATACCTCAAAAAAAATGATTATGGGCCAACGGTCGGCGCGATTGGACGAGTCCGGCGGGTCGCGCGGCGGGTCATGGTTGGATAAAAGATGAGGTCTAGCTGCATCGTGAATGACAGGTCGGTGATCTCTGCCATCTTGTTATCCCAATTTATTTCGACCGGCAGCAGTGGTGGTAGTGGGTTTCCCGCTACGTCCAGTTTAAGGGTGCCGTCCGTGTTGTGCGGAGTGAGCATCAGCTCGGCGATTCCATCGCTCGGACGCGTCTCGATTGCGTCCTGTACGCGCTCCATCCAGTCGACAAGCCCGTTGCGGCCTTCGTCAGTGAGCTTTACCCACTCGTCCTTTCGCTTCGTTCGCAGAAGCATGGACACTCGGCCGGTAGCCTTGCCCGGCGACTCCGACACGTTGAAGTCGAAGAGAGTAATCATGGGAATATCCGCTTCGCCATCGAGGCGGAATTCACCGGGGCGTTTGATGTTCAGCCCGTGCAGCAGCTCGGAATTTGAGTGGTAGTTTAGCCTGATGAGGATTTCGCGCAGAACGCTGACATATCTCATTTGAGTGCCTCCTTTAGGAACGCTGACATTTCCTCGTGTAGGATCTCTTGTGCCCGGGGTTTAAAATTCTCGACGATGTGTTTCGCCTGTATGCCCTTCACGCGTTTGGCCAAAACGTAGTCAGTGCCGTATTTGAGCTTTGAGCCTGGTGCGGCGAGCGCGGCGCGGCGCGTGAGTGGCACAAAGAGACGCTTCTTGAAGCGTGGATAAATGTATCCACCGGTGCTCAACCCGGTGCCGCCTTCAAGAAATGACATGATCTTCGATGCGTTGAAGAGAATGCGCGTCCCGGCGTAGGGCTTCCGCAATTGCCACGACTTCCGAGTTTCACCGGTCCACTTCTTCGGCGTCTTCAAAACGATTTCTCGAAGTGCACGATTACCTGCCTTGTCGATCGGCTTGTCGAACGACGCGTCCGATACAGCCAACTCGAGGCGCTGTAGCTTCAGCTGTAGTTCAGCATCTTCTAACCGAGCGTTTATCCGTAGCATGACCTTTTCAGACGAGCTGAACTCGGTACCGATTCAGCGAATCCATCGTGTCTTTCGGAACGGTCTTCACCGTAGTTGACTGGCGCGTCCCTGTGACGTCGGTCCATTCGCGCCGCGCTTTCCCCGAACGCACACCGGCGATGACTGCCGCTGCGATTCTGATTTGCATAGGAATTGACGGCGACGGCCAACTGTTCGCGTCGAAGTTCGGCGTCGGCGGCGTAGTGTCTTCGAAGGGGGCATAGCCAAACGTCCCTTTGATTTGGATGCGGCTTGGCAGCTTGATGACTTTCTGAGGGATCAGGCCCGACGCGTCATATACATCGCCCTGCTTCCATCTGCCGTCCTTGATAATCTTACCCGTCGAGGTGCGAGGTGCGTTCTCAATAACGTAGCGATCGGGGGAGAGGACGGCGACGTTTCCTCTGCCGTCACTGATCGAGACTTCCGTGACGGTTAGCACCGGCCACGGCAAATAAATCACGTTCGAGGCACACCACGATGGGATAACCGATAGAGGTTCAGTGGTGTGATCGTGGAAAAGAAAATCCCTTCTGCAGTAGTCGTCGATGAAGCGGCTCGCCTGGTTAATAGCTTCAATGAAGTCCGGCACGTCATCCGTGTCTTTGTTCTGCGTTTCACGCTGTACGTCTTCCAACGTGCAGTAGGGTTTCACCAGGCGTGGGGATTTCATTTCAGGTGGTAGAACGATGCGAGTTTGTTGCTTGGTGAGGTCTGGCGGAGGAGTGACGGCAGCAAGTGTCGATGGCTTGGCAGAACCCTCGCGCGTCGAAGTGCCATGGCATGATCGAAGTCACGAACGACGGCTGCTACGCCCTCGTGAGAGGCCACCTTTAAACGCCGAATCAAAGCTTCAGCGTCTCCCGGCGGTATATCCGAAGTACGGATACGTTTGATCAGTTTCTCCTTGTCCATAAGCTGGAGGTCCAACCATGTGCCCTGCTTCCCGAGGGCGACGCCGGCCGAATTGGACCGGCAAAAGGACGGGCAGCGGGAGCTGCACCGTCCTCGAAGGGGCTTTACTCTGTCGGTTTCGTGCTTTCGGCAGACTTCTCAGCAGCTGCTTTGTCGGCAGCTACTTTGTCGGCGGCAGCTTTGTCTGTCGCGGCTTTTTCAGCGGCTAAGGCAGCGGCCTTCTCTGCGGCGGCTTTCGCTTTGGCGCTGAGCACTGGCTCTGTCTTAGCGGGCACGAACTGTTCAGGCGCGTTCCGCAAAAGGGCTCGGCCAATGTCGTCCGTGACTTCGATCACGTCACCGGGACTGATCTCGCCAATTAAGGCGACGTTTTGCTCTTCATTTCCGACGTATTTGAATTTCGGCATACGGTTCCTGTTTTAGTTTTGGCTAACTGAAAAACTCAGAACTCGTCCGCCGCCTTGGAGCGTATCCAAAGGAGCACGACAGAAAGAACGGTGGATATTCGGGCATCGGATCGGATCGGGTTCGGGTACGAAACAAATTCTCGTCAGGACTCTTCGTGTCGAGTCGAATTGCGTCCGCGGCTCAGGAAAATCAGCTCTTGCCGACGCTGACGTTTTACCAGCGTTGGATGACGCATTCTTACGGGCCGAAGTCGCTCTGAAAACAGCACCGGACGCTGCTGAAAACTGTGTTTGTATTCGCGTGGTAAAGACGCGGAAAATGAAAGCACGAAGAGGATGAACACGCCGGCGATTGCCACCGCGAGACCTGCTGAACTGTCCGGTTTGCACATCATGGCTTGTTAGTTGGATGCCCCCGCCGCCGAAGAAAAACGGCGAGGGCGACCCGAGGGCTGCCCGATGCAGCCTATCAACCGGGCATGACGTGCTTCGATTCTTCGGAGGTCGTCAAATTATTCTGATAAAAAACTGTGTATCAGGAATACGGGTACAAAAAAGCCCGCCCCATTTCTGAGGCGGGCTCGTGAGTTCAGGCAACGGCTACCAGTTAGGCGGTGTAGTTGTATCCGAGCGCCGCCGCCTTGGTGTTCGCCAACGATTCCAACGGCTTGAACGCGCGGCGGAACGATGCGATCACGTAGTTGGTTTGGGCCCGGGCATCGCGCCACGTTTCGAGGGTGAAGCCCCGGCGCACGCCTTGGATCCAGCTCGGCTTGTGGATGAGCAGCAAGCTACCCTTGGTCGTCGTCGTGCCGTCGTACACGCCGGAGGCGTTGAGATCTTCGCGGATGCGAGCTGACGGGACGATGTCGATACCGAGGATGTTTGGAGCCTGACCGGTGAGGGCGCGAGCCGTACCGGCGCTTCCCGCTTTCTCCGCGGTCAACGTTTCGGGCAGCAGCACGAAGTCGTTGTAGCCGAGCACGCCAGCCACCAGCAGGAGTTGGCTGGGATCAAGGCCCCAACGGCCGAGCAATTTCCGCAAGGCGGAGACGTTCGCCGTGCTGATACCGCCGCTGGCGAGGGACAGCTTGAGGCCAGCCGCAAGCGTGAGTTTGCGAATGCCGTCGAACAGCTTGACGGGCGAGTCCGAAGCCGTGCCGGTGTCCTGAGTGCCAGCAGTGTCACCGTTGATGATCGCGTCTTCGAGCGAATCAGCAGCAGCAGCAGCGAGCTGCGAGGTCAGCAGCGGGAGAATCGCGATGATCGCGTCCTCTTCGGCTTCGTCGCTGTATTGGGTCATGCCGATCAACTTGGACGAATTCAGCGTCAGTTTGTCGGAACCCGGATCGCTCGCACCAGGCGCAGTGTTTTGAGCAACTCCCGTGCGGAACGTGGGGCGCGTGGTCGCCAGAGGGAAGTTGAACGGATCGGACGGCATCTGGATTTCCTGCGCGATCATGGCGGCGGCCAGTTTGCTCTCCATGTACATGCGCTGAAGCAGGGTGCTGGACAGCGTCACGTTCATGAATTCTGCGCCGGTACCAGCACCGGAGGTCGTGATCGCTTTGGCTCCGCGGGCGTACATCCGCTTCTCCGCGACCTCGCTCCGGCGTTCCGCGTCCTGCAGAATCGTGTCGGGAATTTCAGCGTTGATGTCCTTTTTGCGCATCACGTTCAGCAACTGCTTCTGCGCGACGGACAAGTTACCGGCGCGATGAGCGATCGGGAGCTCGATGTGAACGTCTTCGGCTTCGTGCACCATCTTGGGGGCGGTGCGCGTGTTCTTAAGCGCGTTCGTGACGATTCCTTTTACGTCATCGGCGGACAGCGACTGCGGGATGAGCTTCTTAACGCTCTCGGTCACCTGCGTGACGATCGCGGCCTGGTCGACGTTGGCGTCAACCTTGATGCCCTTCACGGCAGTTTCGACGATGGACTTCACCTGCGCTTCGTTGACGCCGGCGGTGGCGCCTTTCTCGAGCGCGGATTTCACGGCGTTTTCGACGAGAGTTTTCACCTCGTCGGCGCCAAGACCTTCCTCGTCAGCGGAGGCGTTCGCCTTAGCTTGGAGGGTGGTCAGTTCGTTTTTCTCGGCATCGGTCAGAGAGCTGGCAGATTTGCCCATCAGCTCCATGAGCCGTTTCAGTTCTGCGGCGGTCAGTTTCATGTGTGGATTTTCCCTGCGGTTTCGGTTCGGTTTCGGTTTCGGGTTTTCTCGCTGGCTACTTCCGCGTTGGGTTTTGCCGAGAAATCCAGAGTGGTTAGGCAGACTTCAGCTTGCTGTTGGTCCGCCAGAAATTTTGGAACGCTTTGCGGCAGTCACCGATCGTGAGTGCACGCGTTTGCACGAGCGCGTCGGGGTTCATCGGTACGGCCACGAGGCTGATCTCATACAGCGTCGCCTCCTCGATGCCGTAGCCGTCCTCGGAGTAGTACCATATGCCGCCGATGCTGAGGCCCTTCAGGTGGCCTTCCACGAGCTTGAAGCGCGTGTCTTTCATGCCGGGGGCATTGGAGATGTTACCTCGCACAGCGAGGCCGCGCGGTGTGATGCCGAGTTTTTCCCACGAGCCTGCCAGAGCCTCGACGGTGTTGTCATGGTTCGTGAGAATCACCGGGTTCTTCATGAACTCGGTAATGGTGCGATCGAACGCACCCGGTAGGATGTAGTCACCGATGCGATCTTTCGGGGTCGTGGAAACGAAGGTCGATGCAAAGCCCTCGATCACGACGTCGCGGTAGTCGCAGGGGATCGCGTCACTCTTTTCAGCGGTCGCCGTGTCACCCTCGTCGGACTCGTAGACAGGAACGTATTTGCGATCGCTTGCGAGGCTCAACGATAGGCCCGCCTCGAAATGCTTGATGCGCTTCTTAGCGAGCAATGCTCCCGTCGGCTCAACGCCGGAGGCTTCGACCAGCACCTCGGTATCGCTCACGCAGAGGAGACCGTCTGCATTCGGCACCGCGAGGCCTACGGCGATTTTGGAACCCTCAACGCGTAGTGCTTTTCCGGCTACACGAAAGCCATCGTGTTCGAAGAAGAGCGCCTTCCCCAACAAGTCTCGTAAACCCTTGTCGGTACCGATGATAGCAGGCGCTTCAACAACTGCAGCGGCTTTCGCGGCCGGTGGGGTAGGTTTGTTTA